TGGACACCTTGGAACGAAGCATGGAGTTATAAAATGAGTGATTCATTAAAAGACATGCTAGAGAAAACCATATGGACATTTGTTGAAGCATTCATTGGTGCTTTAACCATATCCCCACTTGTAGGAGTAGATGCTAATGCTTTACAATTAGCAGCTATTGCAGGTGGCGGTGCTGCTCTAGTAGTTGTAAAAGAATACGCTAAAAAACAAATTAGTAAATAATTCTAAGGCAACACTAGGGGTGTTACTCCTTTCTACCCTGGCTGTTGCCTATTGAATAGCCCAATCTTTAGAATATCCAATATGTTTTCTTTGGACTGTATTACAATTACATCTTTCAGAATAAATAATATAATTGTGTTTTACTTTTAAAACATGAATTTGTTTTCTTAAATCAAAACCAGTTCTATGTCTACAAACAATATGCTCATCTTCAAGAATGCTTTTAACTAAATCAAGTTTATTGATTTTTACAGTTGTGTGGTCCATCTTCAAATAACTCAAAACAATATTCGCAATGATAATCATATCCAGGTACAGGGTGACTCATTAGAAAGGTAGGTCTCCGTCATCTAATGTTTTAGGGTCTGGAAGTTTAATACCATTTTTAGCTGCTGCGTAATCTTTCCAAGCTTTTGGTGTATCTTTACTATCTAACCACCAAGACTTAGCAAATACTTTTCCATCTACTGTATCTCCTGCGGTACAATCCCCAAATGCTTGACATCTAAAGTCAGGACTTCTTGGTTTTGTTTTCTCTTCTTTGGTATAGTGTTTAACTCTTTTAGATGAACCACAAGGGCATATCAAACCAAACTCATCAATAGCAGGTAGACCGTTTGGGTGTGTATCTTTTCTATCACCAAAGCCTGCATTTTGTAAAATCTCTAAGGGATTTTCATTAGATTCGCTGACTGGTTCAAGTTTTTTTTTAGGCGCAGATTGTGGCGCTGATTCAGAGCTTTCTGCAGACGCAACTTTCTGCATCTCTTCCCTACTTGGTCTAGCTTTTTTATTACCCTTATATTTCCAGTTAGCTAACGCGCGTCCAATGGCAGAAGTCTCACAGTTCTCCACCCAAGATGTAGTATTAGCAAATCCTACGCCTTTGTATTCCTGTGCTATGCCTGTAGCTTTTGGTTCTTCATCATCTTTATGTTCGTAAATTGACGCGTGTATTATAACCATCGTTCCATCTTCAAGATTTTCAGTTATCTTTGTATGGATTTTTCCATCTGGATTATCTTTCCAGAATTTTTCTATTCTATCTTCTACGAGTTCGTAGTCATCTAAATTAAATTTAGCCATTTTCCTCCTGTATAGGTTCTTTCATTCTAGCATACCCCTGTGACAAATAGTCAAATTGTTTTGTATTATATAGCTTACAAAGTACATTAACGCACCTCATCTCAGCTCTGACAATTCTTAGAAATTGACCACAGTAATAACAAATGTTACTCATCTTCCTCCAGGTTTACTAGATATTCTGCAGTTACACCCTTGTTAGGTTTTACAAATAAACAAAACTGAGATGGTCTTCCCATGCTAGCTAGTTGTTCTTGTGCATAAGTATTGTAACTTTCTGTTGAACCATTAACCCAAACGCGCGTGTCATTAATATACATGGTCGTTGGAGTATGATAATGTCCACATACTGCATGCGTAAAATCTTCCATCATTCCATTAGCAGATAAAGACTTCCAACCTAGTATTTTTTTGTTATATCCATACCATGGGATACCTGCATGTCCTCTGATTTGGTCTCCATGAAAACACATGAACTTAGCTTTTAAACCCAAGTTAGCCACTAGATACCAGTTCCTTTCATTACCTCCTTCAGGTACAATGAACTTTATTCGTGGCTCATGTGCGAACATCATCTTTAAAATTCTTCCAAGCATTCTATCTGCGTTAGTTTCAGGGTTATAATCTCTTCTACTTCTACCACCCAAAGCACCATGATTACCTATTACCCAGTAAACTTCTACCTCTTCAAACTCACTTAATAATATAGAGAAAAATTTATGCAGTATTCTTGGTCCATCAACTGTAACCTGTCTATATAAACTTGCATCAATCATGTGAGATTGTCCAGGAAAAATTAATTCACCCTCTACGATATCGCCTAAGCAAAGCACAGCACATTTTTTTACAGGGTGGCTATGTCTTTGTAGTCGCGCTAATTCAGAGATTTTATGCGCGTACTTTATCACGCGTACCTCTGCTTGTTCCGTGCTATACGTGGGTGTAACTTTAGCTAATTGAATATCAGATAATAAAGGAACGCAGATTTCTTCTGCTTTTGTTTTTTTGGATTTCGGGGGAGGTGTAACAGGTGGCAAATCAAGACTGCGTATGCCATCTCCAATGGCTTGATATACGGCTTCAATGATGTCAGCATTCTTATCTTTAAGTTTATCTATGCGTTTGAGTAGTCGTTCGTTTGTTGCTTTTAAGTCAGCGTATTTACCCTCAGTTACTTCTGCTAAGAGTTCTTGTAATTCTTCTTCTGTTCTCTTACCCAATTTCTCACGCTCGTATTCGTAATGGAAAAATTAAATTCTTCATTTAAAATTTCTGTGATTGTATTTGAATTGACATTCCTGCCTTTAGCTATAAGTTTGGATATACCTTCAAGGAAAGAGGTAACATCATCAGGTGCGTTCTCGTGCCACTTACCTGTTTTGGCTATTACCCTGTCAAGTAATTCTGAATAGTCAGTCATTACCTATAAGTATATAGAATGTATAGAGAATGTAAAGAACCGAAAAGAAATTGTTGACGCGCGTAGAAAGTTAAAAAAAGGGGAGCGCATGCGCACTCCCCTTCTAAAAACGTTAGGCGTTGAATGTACTAATTGGGAAAAGCCTAACGCTTTTGTTAGCTTTTCTCAACCCATTCTATCGCTGTGCTTATATCCATGATAGGTATAATCCCACCTTGTTTAATTTTCTTTAGCGCCTCGACATTGAACTCTGAGCCAAAGTTTGAGGTAACACGATATTCGTCCTCATCTTTGTATCTGTAGAAGTCAATACCCGAAACTTGTAAGTCCGAAACAAGTATTCTTGGGTGAGCTTGTTTGGATAACCAATCAATCGCAGGAACATCTACAATGTTTTCTCCTGCATGTACTGGAATATCTCCAACCCATTTACCTTTCTCTGCAAGTATATGCAACTCTCCTGAATAATTATCAGGTGTAAGCATATAGTAGCCATCATGTTTGGGGTGTTCTGGTCTGCTTTTATCCCAATCATATCCACTACAAGTACCTGAATACATTGCAATGGTTGAAGCAGGCAACAAACGTACAAGTTGTTCAATATCATAATTAGTCAATGACATTGAACCTGATACGTCAATTAGAACAGTACCACCTCTTTGTTTCACTCTTCTGGTGAATATCTTTTTGTCAGTCGCCCATCTGTTCATACTTCTAGGATTTACCCCTGCATCAGAAAAAGTTCTACTTCTTCCAATAACTTTGATAGGTAACGACTGTTTCAAAGATGGCTTCTGTATCTTCATCTTACCCCAACCTGAATAAACAACATTTACATCTTCATGATTGACAATTCTATCTTCATCATTGTTTAGTATCTGTTGTTTCATACGGTTGTTAAGATACTCTGTGCTTTTGTTAAGCACTCCGTAGTCATCTTGTATATCGATATCATCTCCAAACGTTTCTGACATCAACTTTTTAACTCGTATGCTAGGCATTACAAGTTCAAAGTCTCCTTGCAGTTCATCACGTAATCGTTCAGCAATCTCAATTATTCTTTTCTTTGGAACAATGGAAGCGTCTTTACGTGTTCGTTTGATATCATGCCATGCACTCCAAACTACCCTGTGAACTTTTAATATCTTTGAATAGCTGTAATCAGCATCTTTATTCACAAGCATTTCATCAGGGAACATTGTCTCTGCCATCAATATAGCTTTAATGTTTTGTTTTATAGTGTGTTTGTAAACATTACCAAATAACAAGTACGGATTGGTAACAATCTGTCTTGCTAATTCATATTTACTACCACCATTACGTGCATGTTTGAAAGCCTCAATCCACCACTTACTAGCAAATTCATCAGCTTTGTCATACGTACCTGAATAAGCAAGTGAAGGATACTTTTGTTCTGCATGATAAACATATTTATCCCATACAGAACCGTTAAGTTTCTCTCTTGCTTTCTTCTCGTAATACCAATACACACATAGCTTTCTGACTAGGTCAACATATATGTATAAGTCTTCATCACAGTCAAGTATTTCTGGATAGTGCTTAGCCTCGATAACTGACAGCGCATATTCTACGTTGTAGTTTCTACCAAGTTTTGAAAAGTTGGCATGCTTGTTAGCCACATCTACGAATGGAGTATCATCATTAGTAGTTGCTTGCCACTCTCTGTCTTTGGTAGCCAAGCTAAGCATAGGTCTATCCAGAACTTTCTTACTTCGCCTCGACTTACTTACATTTCTAAACATCTTGTAGTTCCAAAGCCTGCACTACATACTCGACCTCATCTGGGTGAAATACAATTTCAGCAGCCTCTGATACAGGCAATGTTTCACTTAGTTTAGCAAATGCCTTCCACGCCCTGATAGACATTGGTATCTCATCTTCTGCCAAGTTCTTACTGTAAGCATACCGTAAGTTCTCTGGCAAACTTTCGATTGCCTCAGGGTGTACTGTGTCTATATTAATCTTGACAGAAAACCTATCAGCGATTGCTTCTGGTAAGTCTTGTGGTACGCCATTCATAGTGGCAATAACCTCAAAACCTTTCTTAGGCTTTACTGTCTCTTTACTTTGATTTGGTAGTGTAAACTTGGCTACGCTAGGGTCATCAAGTATTGCATACAAGACTGACATAACGTCAATACCTGCATGGTCTATCTCGTTGATGACTAACCTGCCTCCTGTTCGCCATGCTTTCATACCAATGCCGTCATTCCATTCAAACCCACCATCACCATCAGGTATGTAATGACCTACAAGTTCTGTTGCAGAACTGTCTGCCGTGAGTGTTGTTTGGAACACTTGCTTGTTTTTCGGTAAGTTAGTAAGAACAGCTTGATGTGTCTTACCCGTACCAGGTACACCATAGAGTAAAACTCTGTCTGATATACCCATTACCTTTTGGAATTTTTCCCAACATTCCATGTTATATCCTTTCTATTCTTCCTCATGTATTTGGATAGCATCATTCAAGTTTTGAATTGACGTTGCCAAATCCATTGGTTCTACGTTTTTGAGAAACTCTTTCTCAGCTTCGGCTAGGTAATCTTCAATATCAGATATATCTCTATCTGACATTTCCATATCTGCTTTGTCATATATCTCTGTAACATATGTAGCAGGTGGTATGTCTAGCCATGAGTAAGGTCGTATGGTGT